CAAAGTCGGTTGATACAGGAATAAGAATATCTCCGGATGGTACTATTAGTTTTATGATTGCCGGAACACCTAGACATGTATTTAACACAAACGGAACGAAAGCAGGAGGAACTATAGTTGTAGACGGAACTACGCTTGGGATGTCTCCAATAGATAGTCCTCAGGTACTTTTAGAAAGTGTTCTATTCGATATAGATGTACAAGAGGAAGGAACTACAGTATCTTTAGACAGTACATTTCTTAAGACTATATCTACTTATGCAGTATTCTGTAGCAATCCTAGTGTTAATATAGTTTTTAAAGATAGAACTAGCTTTTATGTACAAGGATATACCGGAAAAGTTGATTTTAGAATAATAGGATATCGTATTGGGTATGAAGAACAATATTATCAAGTAGTTGGTTAAGAGATTAGAGAAATCTAGTCTCTTTTATTATGTAAAAAGGAAGGTGTAATATGAATAAAATATTAAACTACATTAAAGTAATAGTATTGCGATAAAAATTGATTATTTTGGAATGTATTATGTGGTATAATTTAACATAAGTTATATTGTTATAAGATAATCTAGGGGGGAATTAAGAGTGAAACAATTTCTTAAAAAGCATATTCGATTAGTTATAGTGATAGTAGTATTATTTATTATTTATATGGGATATCTCACTTCCAAACAATCAGTTAACGTAGATGAAAAACTAGATAAAGCAATATCAGATTATATTCTTGATAAATTTGATGCTGGTTATAAAGAATTTGAAGCACATAAAATTTATGGTATTGAAGAAAAAGAGAATATAATTAATGTGTATATGTATTCATTATGCAGAGGATACTCATTAAGTAATAAAAAGTTTTATATGAGAGGGCAATACTCACATCCAGTATTCATGACTTTAAAGAAAAATAATGACAAGTATAGTGTTGTTGAATTTAAAGAGTCTGAGTATGGTATTAACTATGAAGAATCTATAATGAATATGTTCCCTAATGAATATGTAAAAAAAGCCTTATATGATACTGAATATTCTGCTGGATTGAGTGGAAATATAAGAAAACAAGCTAAGAGGTGGTTAAAGGAAGAAGGCAAAGATAATTTTTCTCTAGAATAAATTATATTTATATGTAAATTAAGATTTTTATATACCGTATTATTCAAATGAATATGCGGTATTTTATTATGCAAAAGGAAGGTGTAAGATGAGTGAAGCTGATGCAATACAAGAGGTGAGAGAGAGTTTAATAGAGATAAAAGGCTTGCTTAAAAATATGAATGATACCAATGAACTTAAACTTAAAAACTTTGAGGAAAAGTTAAAGGTTGCAAACAATAGAATTTCAGATTTAGAAGATGCTAATAGATGGTTATGGAGAGCAGTTGCTGGAGCTTTAATAAGTGCAGTAATTGCTTTTTTAATTAATTTTAAATAAGAAGGAGAGATAATTATGGATTTAATGACTTTTGTACCAGAACATTTACTTATTTTAATTGTAGCTACTTATGTAGTTGGAAGATTTCTAAAGAAAATAGATGGATTTAAAGATAAGTATATAACTATTGCACTTATGGTATTTTGTATTACCTTTGCTATACTGCTAACTTTAGTAAATGCAGAATACAAAAGAATATTTGATGCTATAGTAAATGCAATTTTACAAGGTATCCTATGTTGGGGTGTTAGTGTAGGTATTAATCAAACTTATAAACAAATTAATAAGCAAGAATAG